GCCCGGCCGAAGCAGTTGCCCCCGGACATCACTGACCACGGTAACGGTATCGACCCTGAGTGGACGGAGTGGGGCCTGCTCGCCGGACGCGGATTTGGAAAATCTCTCACCGGCGCACAGTGGCTCGCTCATGCTGCGATTACCGACCCCGAGGCGCTGCCGTCGTATGTAATCGCCCCTACGCTGAACGACGTGCGTTATACCTGCTTCGAGGGGGCGACGGGTATTCTCACTCTGATCCCGAAAGAGATCGTCAAAGACTACAACCGCACCAACTTGATCATCACTCTGGACAACGGCGCCGTGATCCGTGGGTTCTCTGCGGAGGAGCCGGAACGACTCCGCGGCCCCCAGGCGAGTCGGGCTTGGTGCGACGAATTGGCCGCATGGTCTGTCGCTGACGAGACATGGAGCATGATGATGTTCGGCCTACGCCTTGGCAAGAACCCCAAGGTTGTGTGGACGACGACCCCGAAGCCGAAGGATATTGTCAGGACGCTGATCAAGCCGAAGGCGCACCGGCATATCACCTCGGGATCGACCTACGAGAACAAGGCAAACCTCGCCAATTCGTTCTTCGACCAGTTGGCCCAGTACGAGGGCACGCAGCTTGGTCGGCAGGAGCTCCTCGCGGAGATCATCGACGCTGAGGAGGGCGGCATCATCAACCGCTCGTGGCTGCAGTTGTGGCCTGCGGACAAGCCATTCCCCAAGTTCGACTGGATCGTGATGAGCCTCGACACGGCGATGACGGCCGCGTCGGTGGACAAGAAAACACACAACGCTGACCCGACGGCCTGTCAGGTCTGGGGCGTGTTCTGGCACGAGGACCGCACCCAGTTGATGATGCTGGACTGCTGGCAGGACCATCTGGGGTTCCCCGATCTGCTCGCCCGGGTGAAGAAAGAGCGACTCGTGGCCTACGGCGATGAGGAGAACGCCCCGATCATGAAGCCGCTGATCGGCCCGGCGCGCATGGCGGGGTCCGGTCGCAAGCCGGACATCATCCTGATCGAGGACAAGGGCTCGGGCATCAGCCTGCGCCAGAGCCTTGAGCGCGAGGGGATCGAGACCTACCCGTATAACCCGGGGAACGCGGACAAGCTGAGCCGCCTGCACATGGTCAGCCATATCTTCGCGCAGAAGCGGGTGTGGCTGCCCGAGAGCCAGAAGCACCCGAAGAAGCCCAGGACGTGGTGCGATCAGGCTGTGACGCAGTGGTGCTCGTTCCGTGGCGAGCGCAGCATTGCTCACGATGACCATGTCGACGCCATGAGCCAAGCGGTCCGCCTGTGCCTCGACAAGCAACTGCTCACCGAGATCAAGAAATCGAAACCCGAGCGAGAGAGGGAAGACAATGAGCGAGCACCCCGATATACGCCCCGAGGCAACCCATACGCCCAATAGGTACGCGGTCGACCCGTTATGCATTCCTGTATACCTGAGCCGGGGGACGCGGGACTGCCTCAAGCGTCACGCGAAGGCGCTGCGTCGCAGCCCCGATCGGCTCCTGAACGATCTGGTGCGGAAATTGCTGGAGGATGATCTGGTCGCGGCGGTGCTGGATGAGTGAGTGTAAAACCCTATCAGTCGACGTGATCGTGCGCCCGCGCGGTGAGAACGTCACAGTGTATTCTCGCGCAACTGGTCTAGACCCACGAGAAATCGCGGATTGGCTTGATCGCGCGATCATTGCGCTTGGTCGGGAACGTGAGGCTCTCGCGCGATGCGGTATTCATGGTGAACCTGATCTTTGGGAAGATCGGGCTGATCGCGATGAGATTGAACTGGCGGCGAAACTCCATGAAATGCGCCGGACATCCAAAGGATGGCGCAAGGACGTTTTGCAGGAGGCAATCGGATGCATAGCGAACGACGTAAATGCTCGTCGAATTATTCGGAAGGCTGCAGGTCTCGTTCATACTTCTACCGCAACGGACGATACATATGAGTAACCTGCGCTACGTGGTCACCGCGAATTCCGATGACGGACTCTACAAGATCGAGAACGACGAGTGGGTCGCGCTCGAACGGCGGTACAGGCCGAAAATCGTCGATCCCAGGACCGCATTCTCGATTTTTCCCTTAGAAACCCCCAAAATCGACCAAAAGGAGCACAAAATGGACCGTTTTAAGCGATTTTTAGGCAAATTCGCGCTGTATTTCGGCGCGATGGTAGTTGTCCTTTTCGGAATTTACGGAGTGTTCAACGGCGTTGCGCTGTTAGGCCGTATATTTGGGCCTGAGATCGCGACAATAGGGGTGCTTCTTGCCTTCGGATCGGTTTTCGCCGCCCTGATCGCTTGGCTCAACAGCGAGACGCCCGACTGACTCTCGACAAACCGTAAAGGAGCACTTACCATGTCTGGAATGAAGTCCATTGATCTCGTCGCCAAGTACCACGAACTCGAAACTGACCGCGCGGGGCTGAAACTCGCACCGGGGCAGAACGTCGTGCGCATTTCGATCGACGGCAACGAAATTGTCCTACCTGAGCACGAGGCGCGTGAGTTCGGAGCGTGGCTGACGAGCGTTACGACTGAAGGTGAGACGTACAGCGTCTCGGAACTTTCGTCAGTCACACTTACGTGGAGCCCTAACGACCTCGGGTTCCCTGTAATTCCGAGTGTTGAAGGATGAGCGGCCACACCTACCCCTACGTCGAATATGGCCTTGGCGTCACCATGTCACCTCAACCGGTGATGCGACGGTACTATCTGTCGCGCTGGCAGCACTTCCTGATCGCGATCGGTCTTCGCAAGGAGCCTGATCTCTACGTCGAACTGGGTCTGGAAAAGGCCGTTCAACGAGCGAAGGACGCGATGGCGCTGCAGATGCTCGCCACACCGTTCAGCACCTATGAGTTCAAGCCCACGAGTGTCGACCTTGGACAGTGAACCCCAGGACGCCCGCATCGAGGAGCAGCGCCGCCGCGTCGCGTGGCATAGTGCGTTCCTGCGAGGCGATCTGAGCCAAATCCTCCGCGCGCTGTACGCTCACGAGATCAACGTCGGGATGCAGTCGTTCTGGGACGGCGGATGGGATGTCTGGCTCGGCGACCCTGTCTACAACGGCAAACAGAAATCCGAGCATTTCGACAACGATTCCTTCGACGAAATTGCAGACTGGCTAAAACGCACCGCTGAGGACTATTATCCGGCTCTCAAGAAGGGCCGCGTCGCGGTGATGGACAGTTATGGCTGACGACGATCTCGATCCCGACGCCACCGAAGGCGAGTTCGTGGAGCTCGACGAAGACGAATCGGATGTCGAGGACACCGAGGACGGTGGCGCGATCGTCAAGCTGGACGACAGTCCGAAGGAAGGTGACTCAGAATTTCTGAGCAACCTCGCCGAGACGATGGATGAGTCGGCCCTGAACCGGCTCGCCACCGATTTCGTCGACCTGATCACCCGTGACAAGGAAGCCCGTTCCAAGCGGGACAAGCAGTACGAGGAGGGTATCCGCCGGACGGGTCTCGGCGACGACGCCCCCGGCGGGGCCACGTTCGAGGGCGCCAGCAAGGTCGTCCACCCCCTCCTGACCGAGGTTTGCGTCGATTTCTCCGCACGGGCGATCAAGGAACTGTTCCCCGCGAACGGGCCGGTAAAGTCGAAGATCGTCGGTGACGTGACCAAGGAGCGCGTGGCCAAGGCCCAGCGCAAGTCCGACTTCATGAACTGGCAGTTGACCACGCAGAGCCCCGAGTTCCGGGCCGAGCTTGAGCAACTGCTCACCCAGGTCCCGCTCGGCGGGGCGCAGTACATGAAGATCACATGGGATGAGGCGAAGAACCGCCCGTCCTTCATGTTCGTCGCCATCGACGACATCTACCTCCCCTACGCGGCCACCAACTTCTACACGGCCCAGCGCAAGACCCACGTCCAGTACATCACCAAGCTGGAGTACCAGAAGCGGGTCAAGTCGGGGATGTACCGCGACGTCGACATCGTCGCCCCGGGGATGGTCCCAGACCGCTCCCGCTCCGACATGGCCAACGACAAGATCGAAGGTCGTTCGGAGAGCGTCTACAACGAGGACGGTCTGCGCACGGTCTTCGAGATTTACGCAATCTGCGACATCGAGGAAGACCCGGAGGCCGACGGCCCCGCGCCCTACATCCTCAGTGTCGACAAGACGACCAACACGGTCCTGAGCATCTACCGCAACTGGGATGAGGACGACCCTGCCCAGGAAGAACTGCAGTGGATCGTCGAGTTCCCGTTCGTCCCGTGGCGCGGCGCCTACCCGATCGGCATCGTTCACATGATCGGCGGGATCAGCGCCGCGACCACTGGCGCGCTCCGCGCCCTGATGGACGCGGCGCACATCTCCAACAGCCAGACGATGATCAAGCTGAAGGGTGGGCGCGGGGGTCAGACCCTCAACATCCAGCCGACGGAGATTCTGGAGGTCGAGGGCGGTCTGAATGTGGACGACGTCCGCAAGCTGGCCATGCCGCTTCCGTTCAACCAGCCGTCCGGCACCCTGTTCCAGCTTCTCGGCTTCCTCGTCGACGCAGGCAAGGGCGTGGTCCGCACGACGATGGAGTCGTCCGCCGAGTCGGACGTCAACATGCCGGTCGGGACCAAGCTGGCCAACATCGAGCAGGGGATGGTGGTCTACTCCGCTATCCACGGCCGGATGCACAACGCCATCGAGCGGGTGCTTTCGGTCCTGCATCGGCTCAACGGCATGTACCTTGACGACAAGACCGAGGTGCAGACGACCGGCAGCCTGTTGGCCAGCCGCTCGGACTTCAACGGTCCGATGGACGTGGTCCCGGTTTCCGACCCGAACATCTTCTCCGAGGCGCAGCGCTTCGCCCAGGTGCAGGCCGTCGCCCAGCGCGCCCAGCTTAACCCGCAACTCTACGACCTGCGCAAGGTCGAGGAGCGGATTATCGCGACGCTGAAAATCCCCAACGGGGAGGAGATGCTCGCGCCGAAGGTCAGCCCGACCGAGGAGAATGCGGTCTCGGAGAATGTGAAGGCGGCTCTGGGTCGGCCGATCGTGGCCTTCCCCGATCAGGACCACATCGCCCACCTCAAGACCCACATTCCGTTCATGCAGTCCCCGATCTTCGGCTCCAGCCAGTTGATCGCCCCGACCCTGCTGCCCGGCATGATCAACCATCTCAAGGAGCATATCGTGCTCTGGTACGCCGCTGAGGTGTTCGACACGGCCTCAGAGGTGACGGACGAATCGCTCACCGAGATGATGGGCAAGACCAAGGGCAAGAAGGAAAAGCAGGCTCTCGACCGGCTGATCGCCGAAGCGAGCATGGACGTGGTCCTCGGCGCTCCCGAGGTGTTCGACAAGCTGCCCCCGATCATCGGTCAGGCCATCGCCCTGATGCAGCAGACCCAACCCCCGCCGCCCGTCGACCCTGCGGTCGAGGTGGCGCGCGAGGATGTGGCGATGCGTGGCAAACTCGGTGAGGGTAAACTGCAGGTCGACGCAGCCAAGATCGCCGACAAGGACAAGGATCGCGCCGCCAAGCTGCAGGAGACGCAGATGCGCGAGCAGGCCGAGACTGAGCGGACGACGATGGAGACGCAGGCTCGCATGGCCGAGAACGCTGCCGACAACCTGACCGCCGAGAAACTGTCGCTGCTGGACATCGCCAACGGCGACCGCGAGCGCGCTCACGCGTCGCAGAACCCCAACCCGAACCCGGAATAGCCAATGGCCAAAACGCCCCGCACTCCTGCCATCTTCGATGAAGCCACGGCGCCCACCAGAGCCCAAAAACTGACCATGGGCCTGCCGCCCAAGAAGGAGACTACCAATGGCAAAGCAGCCGACCCCGAACCGCCCGCCGCAGACCCCGGCGATCAACCAGCACAAGCGGATGGCGATGGGGATGCCGATTAACCAGGGCTACGGCACTGGCGTAAAAGCCAAGCCGTGAACCTGCTCGACGCCCTGCTGCGGCGCCTGGAGGAAGAACAGGCGGAGCACGCCAAGCGGGCGTTGGCGCAACCCCAGAACCGCGATTCGTTCGAATACGGACGGGTCGCCGGTATCTACGCTGGACTGGATCGCGTGCGGGAAATCCTCCTCGAAATTCGGGAGGCTCACGATCGCGCGGATGACGAACTTTAAGGAGCACAACTTTGGACTTCAGCAACCACATATCGTTCAGCTACGAATCTATCGAAGAAGCGTTCCCTAAATTCGATCCTGAATTTCGGGTATTTGGGTCGCGAATCCTGCTTCAAGTAAGATCACCCAAGAAACAAACCTCTCGCGGGATCATCCTGATTGACGAGGTGAAGGAAACCGAACTTTGGAATACCCAGGTCGGTAAGGTAATCGCGATTGGCCCGGTAGCGTTCCGCAACAGAACTACGTTGGAACCTTGGCCGGAAGGCGATTGGTGTGAAGTCGGACAGTATGTTCGGTTCCCGATTTACGGGGGCGACAAATGCATTCGAACAATTCGCAAGGGTGAACCCGATGAGCAAGAGGTCCTGACGGTCGAACTTAACGATCTGGACCTTCTCGGTGAATACACCGGCGATCCCACCAAGATCAAAGCGTTCCTGTAGATCGAACGCTAAAGGGGAAATGACATCATGAGCGACGTACTCACCGGCGAAGACGAGGACGACATCGACATCGTCGAGGTCGACAGCCTGCCCGCACCGGGCGAACCGGCAAAGCCGGAGGCCAAGGACGATGATGCCGACGACAAGGTCGACACCTCGGACGACGATGACGACGATGAGGACGACGGCGAGGACCGACGCCTTGAGGGTCACGACGATGACGAGGGCGACGACAGTCCGCAGCGCAAGAAGCGGCTGAAGCGTCGGCAACTGCAGAAGGAGGCCAAGGAGCGCACGCTGCGCGAACTGGAGACCCTCCGTCGGCAGAACGCAGAACTCGAACGCCGCCTCGGCGCGGTCGAGAGCACCACCCACACCGCTGCGAAGACCGACACCGAGCGTCGTCTCGCTGAGGTGCAGAACGACATCCGCACTGCCGAAATGATCCTCGCCAAGGCCATCGAGGCTGGGAACGGCGAGGACGCCGCGACCGCGATGCGGCTGCGCGACGAGGCCCGCGACGCTGCCGCCCAACTGCAGACCAGCGTCAAGGACTACGACAGGCCCAAGCCGGTGCAGGTCAACCCTGTCGCCACGACCTTCGTCAACGCGTGGAAAGAAGCCAACCCGTGGTACGACTCACGGGGTCTCGATGAAGACAGCGCGATCGTCAACGCGATCGACGCCACCCTCACCCGGGAGGGCTACGACCCTGCCAGCCGCGACTACTGGACCGAGCTCACCAAGCGGGTGAACAAGCGGTTCGGTGGCGCCCAAGCCGAGCCCGAGGAGCGCGCTCCGCGCACCGACGGCCGGGAGAAGCGCAAGGCTCCGCCACTCGGCAACGGGCGCGATCACGCCCCTGCCAGCACCCGTCAGGAGGTGTACGTGACACCTGAAAGAAAACAGGCTATGATTGACGCTGGCTACTGGGACGACCCGAAAATTCGGACCAGGATGCTCAAGGCGTACGCGGCTTTCGACCGCGATCAGTCATCTGGCCGTTAACGGAAGGAGATGACATCGTGAGCGAAGATAACATGGACGATCGCCTGTCGGAGACTGTGAGCGAACCTGCTCATCGGGGCGCGCTACGCGCAAACCGGGGACAGGGAGACGGACGGCGCTCCCGCGAATCTGATGACCGCAGTGTCACGGAACGTCGGGACCTCAGCGACGAGGACCGTATCCAGATGTTTGCCCAGACTCTCTATAACGACGTACTACCAGACTTGCCCCCTATCCCGGGCTACCATGTCTGCTGGTTGTCGACGAATCACCAGAGCGACACGATCCCCCGTCGCCTCCGCCTCGGCTACGAACTGGTCAGGGCAGAAGACATCCCGGGGTTCGAGTTCGCTTCGCTGAAGACCGGCGAATACGTCGGCTGCGTCGGCATCAACGAGATGGTAGCGGCTAAGCTCCCGATGCGCCTCTACGAGGCGTATATGCAGGAAGCTCACCACATCGCTCCCGCCCGGGAAGCAGGCATGATCGCCGGTCAGATCGACTCGCTCAAGGAGCAGGCCGACCGTGACAAGGGTCAGATCATGGAAGGGGATGGCATGATGGAGTTGCGTCGGGCAGCCCCCCGTCGAGGCGTCTTCACCGAATAACCGGTGACGGGCCGAGCGGGGTTCCCAACCCCTTCAACGAGGTACAGTCATGTCCACGACTTCCGCCCCGTTCGGCCTTGTCCCCGCTTTTCATCCGAGCGGCACGCTGCGCCCTGCGGTCTATTCGATCGCCACTGGCTATGCCACTGGCATCCTCGCCAACCAACCCGTGAAGCTGCACACCGACGGCACCATTCAGGCCGCCGCCGTGGGCGATCGCTTCATCGGCACCTTCCAGGGTGTGACCTACACTGGCACGGACGGCGTTCAACGCTTCTCCAACCAGTGGACGGCCAGCACGGCTGGTACGAACATCCAGGCGACTGTGTCGCTCGACCCGTCGATCATCTACAACATCCAGGCGAACGCCACGATGGCTGTAGCCACGATCGGCGGCGAGTATGACTTCACCGCCGCCAGCGGCAGCACGACCACGGGTCTCTCGACCCAGATGCTCGATGTCGCCTCCGCTGCCGCCAACGCCAGCCTCCAGGTCGTGGGTCTGACCCCCGGTCCGGATAACGCGTGGGGCGACGCTTACCCCATTGTCCAGGTCCGAATCAGCGAGCACCAGATGGTCGCTGACGTGGCCCAGTTCTAGAAGGAGCCTGAACAATGGCTGTCCCCATGAACTCAAACCAGTTTCGGGCCACTGTCGCTCCGATTCTGAACGAAACCTTCGACGGGCTGTACGAGCAGCGCGCCGACGAGTGGAAACAGGTCTTCAAGGAATTCACGGGCATTGCCCGTGCGTACCACGAAGTGCCGGTGCTCTACGGCTTCAACGCGGCGCCGGAGCTCCCTGACGGGATGCCGGTGACGTACGACGCCGGTGGCACCCTCTACATCTACCGCTACCTCTACAAGGTCTACGGTCTGGCGTTCGCCCTGACCAAGGTTCTCGTCGAGGACGGGGATCACATCCAGATCGGCCAGACCTACGCGCGTCACCTCGCGAAGGCCCTGATCGAGACCAAGGAAACCCTCTGCGCCAACATCCTGAACCGGGCCTTCAACGGCTCGTACACGTTCGGCGACGGCGTCTCTCTGGTTTCGGCGTCGCATCCGGTGGTGAGCGGCACGCAGTCGAACCAACTCACGACTGCCGCCAACCTGTCCCAGACCTCTCTGGAGCAGATGCTCATTCAGATTCGGAACGCGGCCGACTCGAACGGCAAGCGCATCCGTCTGATCCCGAAGCAGATCGTCGTGGGCTCGTCCAACGAGTTCCAGGGTGAAGTCCTGACCAAGTCGGTGCTGCGCGCCGGTACGGCCAACAACGACATCAACCCTGTGAAGTCGATGGGCCTGCTCAACAAGGGCGTGGCTGTCATCTCGCGTGTCACTTCGACGACCGCGTGGTGGATTCAGACCGACGTTCAGGACGGCTTGGGACTTGCGATGCGTCGCAAGCTGGAGAAGTCCATGGAAGGCGATTTCGAGACCGACTCTATGCGATACAAAAGCACAGAGCGATATGTCCCCGGCGCGGTCGATTGGCGCGACATCTACGGCACCGCTGGCCTGTAGTAACCCACTGAAAACACTACGTTTTCGAGACCCGCTTCGGCGGGTCTCTTTTTTTGCCAACAAACTGCTTGTGTTCTGACTATTTTAGATTAAAGTGTATCCGTCACAAGGATACGCGAACCTCATGGCCCTCGATCTCCGTCAGGTGCTTCTGAACGTCCCGCAGTCCGTCAAGGACCGCTACGACTTCTCCGAGGCGCACTACAACGCGCCGCTCTATCAGGTGTGGGGGATCAAGTGCCCCGAGCACGGCCCATTCAAGCAGTACACGGGCCAGCTTCGTAAACCTGATGGAGCGCACTGCCCTGCCTGTGGAGACAGCGTCCGCCGTGCAAAAAGCCGTCTGACCAAGGAGGAGTTCGTCCAGCGCGCTACGGAAGCGCACGGCGGGTTCTACACCTACGACAAGGTGGAGTTCTTCAACACGACGACCAAGGTGACCGTCACCTGTCCGCAGCACGGCGACTTCGAGATCACGCCGAACAATCACATGCGCAACGGCGAGAACCGGGGTCGGGGATGCCCGACCTGTGGCGCAGCGAAGCGCGGCTATCGCCTGAACGTCGGCGCTGCGGCGCGAGCAACTGCGGATACGAAACTGGCGGCCCATGGCGCGAAGTTCGTTGAGGAAGCACGCGCTGTCCACGGCAACGCCTACGATTACTCGGCGACGATCTACACCGGACGCCGTGAGAAGCTGACGATCGTCTGCCCGCAACATGGCCCGTTCACGCAGACCGCTGAGCACCACTTGGCGCGGGAGCAGGGTTGCCCCGCCTGCTCGCATCATCAATCGCGTGGCGAGGCGGCGGTGCTGAAATTCGTCATGGCTTTTGCGAAGCCCGTCGTGCGTGACCGCAGCATCATCGCTCCGAAGGAATTGGATATCTACGTCCCCGAGGCGAAACTCGCCATCGAGTACTGCGGAGAGTACTGGCACGGCGCGCGAGCGGCGAAGTACGAAGCGGTGTCGCGCACGCGGCATCTGGAGAAGCACCAAGCCTGCGAGGCTCTCGGTATCCGCTTGCTGACGATCTACGAGAGCGAGTGGCTGAACCGCCCTCGCGCAATCAAGCGCATCATCCGCAACGCGCTCGGCAAGTCGCGCGGTAGCGTCATGGCCCGGAAGTGCGAGACGCGCCGCGTTGCCCCCGGCGAAGCGTCGGCGTTCTTCGCCAAGAACCACGTCCAGGGGGGCGGTGGTTTCGGTGAGCACTACGGACTCTATCACAAGGGTCATCTGCTCGCCTGTATGCGCTTCACGCTGGGGTCGAATGACCGTGGCCCGAACGCAGACCGCCAATGGACGCTCAGCCGCTACGCGACCGTGATTTCGGTTCCGGGGGGTGCGTCCAAGCTGCTGAAGGCTTTCGTTGACGAACACGACCCGTCGCTGATCAAGTCGTTCTCCGACAACCGTTGGTTCGACGGGGGCATGTACGAGCGTCTAGGGTTCACGCTCGAAGCCGATATGGAACCCGACTACAAGGTCTACCATCAGTCGCTAGGGCTGCTGCAGAAGACCTCGTGGCAGCGGTCCAAAATCGCGGATCGCATTCGTGATCTGAAGTCGAGAGAGAGTTACGACCACCTCACCGATCCCCGCAGCGAGCGGGAGATGACGTACCTGCTCGGCGGGATCAGGCTCTATGATTGCGGTAAGAAGCGCTGGGTGTGGCGCAAGACGTCTTCGGGAGACCTCGTCTGATGCGTTGGCTTCTATCCTCCAGCAGCGATCCTCGCGCGCTCCAAGTCGTGGACGGCACTGGTCAATTCGAGGGCCGTGGTCCGCATTACTCGCGTCGCACACCCGGCTCCAAGACGTTCACAGGAGTTGGGCAGGAGATCGTTCTCGTCAGCGAGTGCGGTAGGGCTGTCTGGGCTTGCATTCGGCAGAAGACCCCGTCAGCGCGTGGAACGGGTGGAAGTCGAGGGCGTGACGGAGCGCCTGACCCGAACTCGCGCTACATATGGCGCAACATGCTTTTCCGCAATCTGGGAGCGGGCCTAAGTTCGGACCTTATCCGCAGTGCCACTGACGAGACCTATTCGCGTTGGCTTGAGCGTTACGGCGAACTCCCGGCTGAGCGCCTGCGTACTGAAATCGGGATCAAGGAAGTGCGTTCCAGCAATCCAGGATGCTGCTACCGCAAGGCGGGTTGGGTAAAAGACAAGGTCGTTCGGGGCAAACTCTATCTGTTCGCCCCAGAGCGTGATCCGTCGCTCGACCTCGTCTAACACACCCCACTACCCAACCCGTAAAATCTCAGATACACTCCTCAGGAAGCGTCGACCATGGAGCTCTCTGAGAGGGGCGCCGAGCGCAAGTTCCCCCTTCTCAACAGACATCCTGAAGGATCGATTCCATGCCGCTTCCCAACAATTCGGTTACCCGCCTGCCCTCGGGCGTGACTACCGTCGCCACGTCGAGCCTGTTCGCGAACTTCCCGGTTCCGTACACCAACGCGCTGTTCACCTACTTCAACGACTTCACGGTCTACACGGCGGGCGACTGGGTCGTCACCGAGACCGATGCGGGCGCCACCGAGGCGCTGACCGCTGGTTCGGGTGGCTGGCTGCTGATCACCAACACCGCCGCCGACAACGACCTCGTCGCGCTCCAGAAGACCCCTGCGATGCTGGACCTGTCGTCCACCAAGCAGGCGTGGTTCTCCTGCCGCTTCAAGACCAGCGATGCGACGCAGTCCGACATCGTCTTCGGGATGCAGGTGGTCGACACCACCCCTCTCGACGTCACCGACGGCATCTACTTCCTGAAGGCCGATGGCGCGGCCACCGCGAACATCATCTGCCGCAAGGACGCCACCACCGGATCGACGTCGGCGTCTTCGGTCACCACCCTCGCCAACGACACCTTCATCCAGCTTGACTGGTACTACGACGGCAATGGCTACCTGTTCTACGCCGTGGACGGTGTGGTTTCCGGCTCGCTGAGCGTCGCGGATTACTTCCCCAACACCACGGTCACCGTCAGCTTCGCCCTGCAGAATGGGGAAGCGGTCGCCAAGACCATGACCGTTGACTGGGTTGGCGTCTGGCAAGAGCGCTAGGTTCGGTTAGGTAGGAGGACTGCCAGATGGCCAAGCGTATCTATGACCAGACTCTCGGCCAACTGGCGGGCGTCCAGGTCACCACCGACGGCCTCGGGAACATCACCCGCGATGGGACCGAGGCTTACGCCCAGATGACGGTCAGCGCGTCGGGGCAACCCATCGCGTCGACAGCAGGCACGGGAAACCTCGTCTCACTGAGCGGGGCGACGGTTTCTGCAGGTTCGATCTCGTTCAGCGCCAATAACCAATATGCGATCATCGACACGCAGGGCTTTGAGGGCGCTGCGTTTACGATCACGGGTTTCGGCACCGCCACGCTCGCCGTACAGTGGTCGAACCTCGCTGCGTCAGGGTTCACTGCAGGGACGGTGAGTACGGTCGGCTCCAGCACGACCGGAACGACCATCACTGCCAACGGGCAGTACACCGCTGCGGCGGGCGGCCGGTACATGAAAGTGCTGGTCACTGCGTTCACGACGGGTCCGATCGTTGTCACCCCCGTCCTGATCGCGGGCTCCTCGGTGGGAGGCAGTGGCGGCGCCAGCGGCAACGTCAATCTGACCCAGGTTGATTCGAATACGGTCGGCGCCGGGGCGGGCACTGTAACGGCGGGCACGCAACGCACGACCCTTGCCTCGAACGATCCTGCCGTGGTGGCGCTGCAGGCCATGCAGGCTGCTACCGGCCCGGTGCTCGCCCCTTCGGCGGCGACCCCGGTCAAGGGCGCCATCACCACCGCGATGACCGGGACCACGAGCACCTCACTGCTCTCCGCTCCGGGGGTCTCGCTCTACAACTACATCACCACGATCGTCGTATCGAACGGCCACGCCTCTGTGGGGACCAATGTCCTGATTCAGGACGGCAACGGCGGCACGACAATGATGACGATCCCTGCTGCTGCGAATTACGGGGGCGCGGTCATCACCCTGCCTGTCCCACTCAAGCAGACGACGGCCAACACCGCGCTCTATGCTCAGAACGAAACGACTGGTTCTAGCACCAAGGTATCCTGCGTCGGCTACACGGGAGCGTAATTCGTGAAGACCCCGATCCTCGCACTTGCGGGACCTGCGGGCGCTCCGAGCAACACGCTGGCGCGCTTTGTCCCGCCAGCTTCGGGGCACAACTCGGGAAGCTGGGCCGCGTCACCCGGCGTCCCGTGCCCCATGCCATGCGCAGGTACGATCACGAACCTCTACGCCCGGTTCCCCACTGCGATTGCTTCGGGAACGTGGGACATCGTGGTGATGAAGGCAGGTTCGACCACAGCGGTCACCTGTCAGGTCGCCAACGGCGTTCCCGTCGCCAGCGATACGACGCACTCCGTGACGTTCGCCGCCGGGGACACGTTCGGCTTCCAGACAACCCCCACCGGAAGTCCGACAGCGCAGACCAACCCTGTTCAGATTTCGTGCCTGTTCGAAGGTACGACGGCTGGCGAGAGCGTGCTGTTCGCTGTCCATCAGGGTAGCGCGACGGGGGGCTACTTCGTCCAGATCGGCGCCACGAACGACACCTCCGGCACCGAGGTTCAACGCCAGATCGTCGCCCCGACCGACGGCGTGATCTCGTCCATGTACATCGCGCTGACCACGGCCGTCGGCGCCTCCGGCACGCGCACCTATACGCTGCGCAAGAACGGCGCGGACACCAGTCTCACCTACACCTTTTCGGCGGGCAGCGCGGCCACAGGCAACGTGACGGGAACCCCTGTGACGATCACGGCGGGCGACCTGCTGTGCATCAGCGTGGCAATCACCGGAACACCTGCGTCCTCGAATGCCTCCTTCGGTCTGAACTGGCTACCGACCGTTGACGGGGAGAGCATCGCGACGGGCTCCTTCGTTTCCGCCATCTCGACCGCGTCTAGTCGCTACGGCAATATGAACGGGCAGACCCTTGGAGGCGTTACTGTCGAAGGGGACGTTGCCAACATCGCTCCCTTCCCGTTCACTGCTCGGAAGATCGCAGCGCAGGTGACGACCGCCCCCGGCGGTGGGACGTCCCGGGATTTCGTCCTGCGTCAGGCAGGCGCGTCCACGTCCCTGACGACGCAGATTGCAGGCGCATCAACGTACAATGCCAACACAGGTAGCGTTTCGGTCGCGGCGGGCGACCTGATCAACGTCATGACCACCCCGAATTCAACGCCCGCTGGCACCAACACCTCTCGGGCAAGCTTGGTGATGTACATCTCGCCCGGCGGCACGCGACAGATGACGTTGCTGGGAGCGGGTTGATGGCCATTGGTAAAATCAAGACGAGCGCTGTCAGCTACCCAGTCGGCGTCCGCGCCCTCGGACTTCAGTCTGTCTGGAACCTGCGAATGACGGCAGGGATCACGTCGGCGCAAAGCGCACTGACCAAAACTAGTGTGTCGACGCCCGCCGGTTGGTCCTACGACGCAGGACTATGGTACGGTCCTGTGGCGACACCGTGGACGCTGGACAACTACTTCGTCGATAACGGCCAGCTTGTGCAGCGCACCGGCACCGCCACAGTGACGAATTGCTACTTCAACAACCCTGCCCCCGCAGGGAGCACATCAGGCGCGTATTCAGCGTGTTGGAGTCAGGGGCAGATCACAACCCCCTGCACGGCCACGTTTACGAACTGCACGTTCGACGGCACCGGGATGATCTATTACCTCGTCCCGGGAAACCCGGGGACGTTTGGTGCGGCGTCTATCGTGCGGGGCACATTCGACACGACCATGTCCCTTACCAACTGCAGGATCGAGCACACCCCCCTGTGCTGCTTCAAAACGACCAGCCAGGGCACGACGACTCTGACCAACTGCTACTTTGGCACGTACGGTTTCGATCCAAAGGCAGACAGCATTGGAGGCGCGGGCGCCAATTCTCACATGGAGCAGGTGTTTTTCGACGGGGGAACGTGGAACATCTCGAATTGTTTCTTCGACTGTTCTGGTCAGGATACCGACCCGTTGGCGCTGGTCAGTACGGCTCAGCTTTACGCGCAGGCCGACACGTCGGGTAACCTGACTGTCAATTTCACGAACTGCATCATCAACGGAGCGTCGGTCATATCGGCCGCGTCAGGTGGGACGTACTGGATGCAGTTCGCCGGTAAGAACGGCAAGGTTTGTACCGTCACGTTCAATAACTGCGCGATTGATGCGGGCAAGGGGCGCTCGGTCACCGCCGTTGGAGGCGGCTCTGTTTCGATCAGCGGGAGTGGTAATGTGGACCTCTCGACCGGAGCGGCCTTTGCTGTGGCGTATCCCTGATGCGTGAGATGCGGCGCCAGAGAGCGGCTATGGACATCGCGGAGGCGATCGGCGTTGTCCAGATGACGCCGCCTGCGCCGCCGCCCCCCGGTGCGCTGGCGCAGGCCCCTCAGCAGCAACCCGCGCCGCAGGGCGCGCTTGGCGCGAGCTCGCCGGGCGGTGGTCCGGCCGCGAACAAGACCGACCCGCTGCAGATGCTCTCGTCGTTCCGCTCGCCTCCGATGGCGGCGGCCTTGCAGGGGGCTGAGGGGATGAAGGGTCATCCGTCCCTTGCGGCCAAGCCCGTCGGTTTCGCCCATGGCGGATTCGTGGTAACCCGGCGTCGGTAGGAGACACTCGTGGCCAACGTCAAGATCAGCGACATGACCCCCGGCACCGCACTCGCCGGGACAGAGCTTCTGGAAATGACGCAGAGTGGCGCCACAGCGTCCACGACACCCGCCGCGATCAAGACCTACGCGTTGGGTAGCGGCAACGTCGTCCAGACCGTCCGCGTCATCACGGCAGCGGGCGCGATCGCCGTGACCACGGCCGACTACGTGGTGGTGGTCAACAAGACCGTCGGCGCGGCGTCGGCTGTGGCGCTGCCCGCTGGCGCGACCGGCCTCACATTCGTCATCAAGGACGGCAAGGGCGACGCGGGGGCCAACAACATCACGATCAGCCCTGCTGCTGGTAACATCGACGGCGCGGCGACATACGTCATGTCGACGAACTACCAATCCGTCGCGTTGATTTACAACGGCACGCAATGGAATGTGATCGGGTGATGAAGGGCTTCAAGGACACCACGAAGACGGTCTACCTCGCCAAGGGCGGCTCAGCGAAGACGCCCGCGTGGACGCGCTCAGAGGGTAAGGCTGAGTCTGGCGGGCTCAACGCCAAGGGTCGCGCGTCGTACAATCGCGCCAATCCCGACAAGCCGGGTCTCAAGCCGCCGCAACCGGAAGGCGGCCCGCGCCGCGATAGCTTCTGTGCGCGGATGAAAGGCATGAAGGCGAAGAACACGAGCGCTGAAACCGCTCGCGATCCGAACAGCCGCATCAACAAAAGCCTTCGGGCCTGGAACTGTTAACGAGGAGTATGGTCATGAAGGGTTTCAAGGACACCACCCGCGTCCAATACTTCCGTGGCGGACAGGTGACGCGCGAGAAGGCTTGTGGCGGCATGGTCAAAAAAGCCGAAGGCGGTCGCGTCACCGACCCGGTCAAGAACAAGACCGGCGGCAAGAGCGACCCCGAGTACGGGGATTACGCGATCTCGAAGGTGGAGAAGTCCGCGAAGCCTGTCGCCAAAACTACTGCACCCAAGCCGCCTGCTGCCAAAATGCCGCCCATGAAGAAAGCCGAAGGCGGCAAGGTCGACATGAAGCAGGACAAGAAGACCGTCGCGGCAGGTGTCCACAAGCACGAGCGTAACATGCACCCCGGCAAGCCTCTGACCAAGATGCAGCGCGGAGGCTTGCCGTCGCACAACCGCGCTCCGATGATCAAGGCGAAGTGATGCGGGTCTCGACCATCCACGGCGCCATGGACGACTCTCTGCTTGAGAAGCGAGAGGGTTCGTCCGAGAACGACAACGAAATCGCCACCTGGGTCGAGTATTACTTGGGTGATGAACTCGTGCATCGCTCCGCCCACGTACACCTGAAGCGAGCCATGTTCGCCGACGGTATCGCTGCCAACTTCTCGTAGGATACCCACCCGATGGCGAACTCAGCGGCGCTTTGCACCAGCTTCAAAGTCGAAGTGCTGAACGGCAGTCACGCCCTCGGGACGCAGGCTGCGAACAGCACCCGCACCGTCACGACCAAAGACAACTTCAAGATGGCGTTGTACCTTGCCTCGGCGTCGCTCGGCGCGGCCACGACGGCGTACAGCACCACCGGAGAGCTCGCCGCGAGCGGGAACTATACGGCAGGCGGCAACGCGGTCACCAACGCCAACCTCCCGGCCTCCGGCGGCACGACTTCCTACTGGACCCCGTCGGCGTCCGTGTCGTGGTCTGCGCTGACCTCCTCGGGTGTGTTCGACGCAGCGCTGCTTTACAACACGTCCTCGACCGGCCAACTGGCCGTAGCGGTATTCACGTTCGGATCGCAGAGCGTCACGGCCGGTACGTTCACCCTGACCATGCCGACCAATGACGCGTCCACCGGACTGATCAGGATCGCGTAATGGCTGCGACCGGAGAAGCTACGCTCGATTTCGGCGCGCTGCCCGGTTCAAACGAGGCGTCGGTCGTCTTTGCTGACGTTGACGTCACAGCTACGTCCAAGGTCGAAGCCTTTTTCATGGCAAGCGACACAACGGCGGATCATACTGCCAGCGACCATCGGTACATAGGTCTGTTCGTTGCCCTGTCGGCGGATGCGACTAATGGCGTTGGTGGCACGATCTACGGACGTTCAACGGACAAGATGACCGGGACCTTCAAGGTCCGTTGGGTCTGGACAGATTAGGAGACTACCATGGCCCTCGACGTCAATCTGGCCGGTGGCGTTTCGAACGCCAAGCAGGAAGTCGACGCGAACAAGAACGCGTTCGTCATCACACCCGGCTATACATCCGGCGGCGTTGAATTCGGTGGTGGCCCGGGCAACGGTCAGACACTCCAGTCGGAGAACGACGACGGGCGGATCACGGGCGAGCGCCACGTTCACGCCCCTGAGACAGACGACGACTACCGCCTGCGCGTCGGCCTCGACAACATGCTCGATCAGGAGCAACTGACCTACACCGCGCAGAACACCGGCAAGTTCGCGTTTGCCTTCACGACCCTGACTGCGACGCAGAGTGCGGCGGGCCTGCTGACCAACAGCGGCAACATCACCACGACCACGACGGGTATGACCTTCGGCACGTTCGCACAGTTCCCTGTGGGCGGGACGAACACGCTGGTCTGCGAGACGGCGCTTGCCTTCTCCGCTCAGCCCAACACCAGCACGGTCATCGACTTCGGTGTGTTCCAGCGTGGCGCAACGACGGCGTTTGCACCGCTTGATGGCGTCTACTTCCGTATGAGCACGGCAGGTCTGCTGGGGGTCATCAACAACAACGGTGTGGAAACCACGACGGGCGTGTTCCCGCTCACCGTGGGGACCGGGACCTGGGTCTACAACAACAATCAGGTCTATCGCTACCTGATCCAGATTTCGAACTCGCTGGTCACGTTCTGGATCGACAATATCAAGGTGGGTGAAATCCCCACGCCTTCGGGCGCTGACTCACCCTGCCTGTCACGCGCGCTGCCGTGGTCGATTCGCCACGCCATCGTCGGCGGTGCGGCCGGTGCGCAGACTCAAGCGCTGGTGCAGGACTACCGCATCTTCATCCGTGGACCGCAGTTCGCGGACAAGCTCAGCACGGTCGGCAACCGCATCTACGGCTCCTACCAGGGCCTTTCCGGCAACACGATGGGAAGCCTCGCCACCTACCCGAACAGTTCCAACCCGTCCGCTGCGGCTCCGAGCAACACGGCCCTCACCGCGAACCTCCCCGGTGGTCTGGGAGGGCAAGGCCTCGTCACGGCCGCTGTCGCGGCGGCCACCGACGGCATTTGGGGCAGCTATCAGAACCCAGCAGGCACGGCGGCTGTGCAGGGTCGCAGGATGGTCGTGCGAGGCATCCGTCTGCAGTGCGTGAACACGGGCGCTGCAGTGGCCACCACGGCGACGGTCGTGCAGTTCTCGCTCGCGTTCGGTCATACGGCGGTGTCGCTGGCGACCTCGGAAAGTGCGTCCTTCGCCACCGGCACCACCAAGGCTCCGCGCCGTGTCCCAATCGGGTTCCAGTCGTGGCCTGTCGGAGCGGCTATCGGCGCTCCCCCGACCGAAGGGCCGATCTACTTCGACCTTGAGGACGCGCCGATCTATGTGAACCCCGGCGAGTTCATCGCTCTGGTTGGCAAGTTCCTTGTGGGTACGGCGACCGCGTCGCAGACCATCAATTTCATCTGGCAGCCCGTCTACGGCTGGGAATAACCCATAGCGGGCTACTGAGCGATGTCACTTCTCCTAGCGCTCGTAAGCCCGCCGGTCGTTGCTGCGCTCACCGGCGTATCAGCGACAGGCTCGGCGGGTGCTGTCGCGCCGACGGTTTCCGTCCCCGTAACGGGCCATGCCGCCACGGGGTCAGCCGGGACGGTCAGCGCGGCTCTATCCGTCGATCTGACTGGTACGAGCACCACAGGCTCGACCGGCGCGCTTTCTGTGACCACGAGCTACGAGGTGGCCCTGACAGGGTTCTCCTCGACCGCATCTGCAGGTGCGCTGAGCGCATCGGCGTCGGTGGCGCTTGCGGGCCTGAGTGCAACGACCTCGATCGGCACGCTGGGCGTCCAGAGCGATTCGACCGTCGCGCTCGTCGGCGTCGCTGGAACGGGGACCATCGGCTATCTGACGGCCGTACAGGTCCGCCCCGACCCCAACCCGCCGATCAACTGGCCGCCGATCCCCGAGGACGCGAACGGCAATCCGCTCAATGATGCCGTGGCGCAGCAGCCGGGCGTCACGCTCCAGCCTGCACCTTCGAACGCGAACCGCAACCCACTGGACGACGCAGTCGAGCAGCAACCCGGTCTCGTTCTGCAGCCCGCGCCACCCAACGCCAATCGAAACCCCCTCGGGTAGCTTGCGTTTTACAGTCGGCGCTGCGTCGGCTATAGTCCGAGGGTAAAGCCCGCTCTCGGATAGCAGGCTGCCAACGCTCGGAGCACAGGCAGTCTGAATGGCTTTCTCGAACACCGTATCGCTGACAACCTTCAACACCGACAAGGTGCTGCGTTCGGCTGTGCGCAGAACGAAGGTCCCTGCCGAGCAGCTCTCGTCGGAAGACTGGGTAATTGCTCAGGACGAGCTCTACCTGTTCCTCAGCGCACTGGCGAACCAGGGTGTCCCGCTGTGGTGCATCACCAAGATCATCCTGCCGCTGTACGAAGGCGTCGGCGCGGTCACGATGCCGCTGGGCGTCGTCGACACGCTGAACCAGAACTTCCGCAAGCTGCAGGCCGTCACGGGGACGGACACCGACACCTCGACCACGCATACGGTTGAGTTCGACACCGCCACCTTCGTCACGACTGTTGGCGTTCTGTGGAGCGCGACGTCGGTCGCGGTCGCGTTCGAGCGCTCAGACGACGGGGTTGTCTGGGAGACAGTCCAGACCGAGACGCCACAGGCCGTCACGGGCGAGTGGACGTGGTACGATCTGCAGAGCAGCATCGCGACGGACTACTTCCGGGTTCGTGCCACGACCGGGACGCTGGGCTTCAGCCAGATTTACCTCGGGAACAACCCGACTGAAATCCCGCTCGCCCGGCTGAATCAGGACGACTACACCAACCTTCCGAACAAGACGTTCCAGTCGTCCCAACCTCTACAATTCTGGTTCGACCGCACCGTCAGGTATCCGGTCATGAATATGTGGCCGGTGCCGAACGCAGCTGCGAGTGTCTGCCAGATCGTGGCGTGGGTACATCGGCAGATCATGGACGTCGGGACGCTGACCCAGGAGATCGAAGTCCCGCAGCGCTGGTACGACGTGGTCGTGTCAGGACTTGCGGCTCGCCTTGCCCGCGAACTGACGCAGGTCGACGCTGCGATCATTCCCCAACTTGATTCGGACGCTGCGATTGCGGCGAACGCGGCGTGGGGCGAGGAGCGGGACAACAGCCCCACACGTTGGCAGCCGAACATTAGCATGTATACGGCGTAGAACGATGCCCGTTTTCCTTGACACCTCCGGTAAATCGACCCTCGGGATCGGCATCTGCGGACGTTGCTCCCGCAAGATGTCGCTGACGGAATTGCGCGAAGACGGAAATGTCCCCGGGCTCCGCGTATGTGACGCCGACTGGGACACGCTGGACCCATGGCGGCTCGCCGCGCGTGGCCCTGACCAGATCGCCCTGCGGTTCGCCCGCCCCGACACCCCCCTGAGCCCCGGCACGCCCTACGTGCCGCCGACATCATGACCTGTTTCACCCATCCGTGCCGTGCTCCGCGCGGATCGCAGTGGTCTCTGGGCGGTCTCTCCCCGCCCGGGGGCCGCTGCGTTAACTCCTAGAGGAGAAGTCCAGTGTCTAACGACGAACTCGCGAACGCCTTCAAGGCTCTGTTCGACGAGGCGCACGCCAAGGCGGAAGCGCTCCCCGACGGCCCGTTCAAACGACGCACGATCGAGCGGTTGAACGTCGCTCACGAGATCATGGAACGTCTGCGCAAGCACGCTGTTCAAGAAGGTGAAATCCAGCCGTTCAGCGGCGGAGACCCAGACAAGCCGGAGTAACGGCCGGTGTCAGCCCTCCACATCATCTTCCCTCTGGCCGCTGTGGCTCCCGTCGTGATCAATGCCGTGGCGACACGGTACGATAAACGTCACAGCGGCGCGTTATCCATGGCGCTCATGATCCTGACGATCTGGGGCGTCCAGCGGATAATCGCCACCCAGTTGCCGATCCCCGACCGGCAGAGCCTCAATCCGATGTTCGATCTGATGGCGGGGCTCGCCGTTCTCGGTTGCTGGGTTAGCCATCGTAGCCCGTGGGCGCTCATCCTGGCCTGCCTGTACGCAGTGCAGTGTGTCCTCGCCGCCAACTTCTGGTGGAAGTGGGAGGTGGTCGGTCTCCACCTCGGCTATGGGGACTACGTAGTGGCGAACAATGTGCTATGGCTACTTCAACTTGTATGCGTATCGAGCGCAGGGGGGTGGAGTGTGGCACGTCGTACTATCGACCACCTGCGCAGTGGTGCTCATCGGAGCCATCCTGTGGGTCTTGCGACGTGACCGAAGGGGACGTGACCGCGCACATCGCCGATCTGCGGGCGAGGGTGAATGAGCTTGAGAAACTCCCGCCGCGCGTCGCCGGGATTGAAAAGGCCATGTGGGGCACCGGGGGTGTCGTGGCCACGATCGGTTTCCTGTTCGGCCTGATGTCCGACTGGATCAAGGCGAAGTTCGGTGGTTAAGGAATCGTGGCAATCGTTGATCTGGAACGCCCCCGGCCGGATGTGGGCAGGGATGCTGCGCGCTGCGCCGATCACGGTATGGCAGCGGTTCGGCGGCGCGGTCATGGTCACCGCAGGGGTCGCATGGCTCATCGCGATCGTGTGGCTCGGGCCGTGGTCGGGTAGAGTTGAGGCCGCTCGACTGGACTGGTTGGGCCTGTTCTGCGTTATGCTGATTGTGGCCCTGATTGTCTGCATCGTCGCGCTGTTCGATTTCCGGCTCAACTTCAAGGCCAGCCGCACGGGCATTGAGGCCAACATGCAGGGTGATGACGATCACCCCATCGCCACGGTCACAACCACGACGACCGTTGAGGAAGGAAAGAAATGAGTTACGCACTCGGAGCACGGTCACTTGGGCGACTGGAAGGCGTACACCCCGATCTGGTCCGCGTGGTCAAGCGCGCGATCGAGATCACCACGCAAGACTTCATGGTGACGGAGGGCCTGCGGACGCTGGCGCGGCAGAAGGACCTCTACGCACAGGGCCGCACCAAGCCCGGACCGGTGGTCACCTGGACGCTGAAGTCCAAACATATCGACGGACTTGCAGTCGACCTCGTGCCGTTCAACGACGGGAAACCTGACTGGACGGCAGGCAAGAACTTCGACGAGATCGCCAAGGCGATGCACGACGCGGCCGAAGAACTCGGTGTGCAGATCACATGGGGGGCTGATTGGGACCGCGACGGTAACCCGCGCGAGCGAGGTGAGTCAGACAGCCCTCACTTCCAGTTGTTCCGATGACCCCTCTCCGCTTGGCACTTGGCGGCGCAGCCGCACTGGTCCTCATCCTCGTCATCGGGATCGTGCTGTACAACTTCGACCCGTTCGGCCGCCGTAAGAACGCTGAGCAGAGGGCCGAGAACGCAACCGCACAGGCGGTTACCAGCGAGGTCGTCGCCAAGGCCACCGATACCCATCACACCGAGACGATCGTCATCCGAGAAAGGGCCGACCGTGCCATCCAGACCGTCGACCGCGCCCCGGGCGCGGATGATCCAATCGACCTTGATCGTCGTGCTACCCTGTGCGCTGCTCTTGCAAGCGTGCGGAACAGTGTCGTCTGTGAGACCGACGGTGACGATCCCGGAAACTCTGAGAGCCCCGTGCAAGGGTCCGAAGACGCCCCTTAGAACCCAGCGGGACGATGACCGATACAAAATCGGGATGGAGGCCGCGTTGGCGAAGTGCTCTGACCGGGGCGACAAGCTCGT